AGTTTGTACCGTTACCTAAATCAACTTCTGCCAAACCATCTGCATCTAAATAAACACCATCAGGTACCATTCTAGCCATAACCTGTTGTAACTTCAGATGAGTTAATTGAATCATATCAGCAAATCCAGTAACTCTTTTCACTAAAGATTCTATTTTACCTTTATACATTCTAGGAGCAACAATGTTGTAATTCATTTTTACTTTAGTGTGATCACTTTTGGGTCTCATCATGTTTTTAGCAATCTCCCACTTAAGTAATTTATCAGTACCTAAAACTAAAACACCTTCATATAACACTTCTAATGATCTTTCAATTTTTTCAAATTGACCTGTCATTTCTTGTATAGGTGGATCGAATTGATCATCTCTTAATATAACTTTAGTTCCTCCTGTAGACGTATCTTTTACTTTATAAACTTCGTTCATAAAAGTTTTATAATTAAAATATAATAAATCTATAGTGTTTTTATCATTAGTATCATTAGAAGCAGCAGTTCTATAATGCATGTGCGACTTTTGATTTGGTTGTTTAGCTATCTTTGATAACTCTTCTTCAGATAAGTTAGGGAACTGCTTTTTAAGTTCATTGATAGGTATTGTTTTTACCTCACCAACGTAATATATATCATCAAAATAAGGTGATTCAGTGTATGAATAAACTATATTAGCCGGATCAACATATTCGATTTTTATACCTTCTGAAGTTGTAAAGTGATCCTTAACACAAGCTATCCCTATAGTTGTTAAATCATAATGTAGTCTTTTTCTAGTTTCCTCAAACTTATTACCGTTCAATATAATTGCTATAGCTTGTTCCTCTGCTATTTCAATTTCTTGCTTATAATTAAGTTGCATATGTAAATCTAACTCCTCTGAATTTTCTGGCAGCATTTCAGGATTATTTTCTTGTAAATTAATTCCAAATGCACTTTGAGCAAATTCAGTTAATTCTCTTGTTTCTATATCTCTTAATATAGATTCCATATAAGCTGTTCTTTTACTTGTCCCGTATGGATCTTGTGAATAAGCCTTCACATCAAACGTTCTTTCAGCTATACCATTAACTACTATATCTACAAATTTAGGTATAATAGGTACTGGTTTCCAGTCTAAATTAAGATAAGATAAATCACCATTAATAGATAATTCATCTTTATATTTTTGTATAGATTGTTCCCCTCTAGCATATAAACGTAATTTATGAAACTCGTTTTGATTATTATAAAATCTATTTGTTCCAGAATCACGCTTAAACCACTCACTCTCTATAGCTCTAGCGACTTTTAATCCATATTCTGGACTTATTTTCTCGTTATCGCTAACTACTTGACTTGGGAAAAAACCTTTTGTAACTGATTCAGCCATATTATTACTTTATTAATTTTGAACGCATGCCTTTATTTTTATATTTTGCGATGCTTAAGTTTAATTTTTCTCGTTTTACTTCTGCGTTGGGTCTATATAAATGTCTATTACAAGCCATTATTGCTAAACCTGAACTTATCGCAGCATCAAATTTTGTTCTATTATTTATATCAAACTTAGCCCAATCGTTTAATGTATTATTAAAATACATACTACCATGCGACCCATCCAGTTTCATACCTACGTGATCTTGTATATACATTTCAATAGCAGCAGCATGAGCTTGTTTAATATCTTCACTTGAATTTGGTATACCACCAACTTCTTTTTCAGCAGTGGATAGTTTATTCCAAACTTTATCAGGTCTATTCATTGAATAACCTCTATAACCACGTCTTCTTAAATAGTACAATAGACGGGGTTTATTATTTTCCGCAAGTATAGGCATCCCGTAAAAAACTAATGCCATTAGAACGTCCTCAAAGAATATCTCGGCGGTCTGTGGTCTAGCTATGTATTCTAAAAAGAATTGATTTGGTGGACAATCTTCCATGGAAAATTTTGTTAATCCATGTAAAGCGCCTTTTGATCCTTGCCCATCAACCGTTCCTGATATGTCATAACTATCACAACCGAAACTACCCATATGTTCATTACCTGGTTTCTTATAACCATTTTTTATGATTATATTATTTTGTAATTTAAATTCTGGTGTCCAAGATACTTTAAATCTTCCTTTTGGATCAGGATAAAATAGTACTTTTGTATCTTTAACCCCATTAACCCATTGAAAATTACCTCTTGTTATTGGAGGAACAACTTCTTCATTAAAATCTACTTGCTCGTATATTTTTGCTAAGTTGAATATACTATTTTGAGTTTCATCTCTAAAAGCATGTTCTTCAGTTCGTGGAAATTGTCTATAAAATTCATTTAAAGCATCTCCATCATTTTTTAAACCATCAACTTCATTTTGCCAATGTTCAATAATTCCAGTATCTATAAAATCCCCGAATGGTCCTTTAACTTCCTCTTCTGGCGTATCGAATACAGGGTGTCCATAAGAATCAATGAATCCTTCGTAGTTCCATTCCATAGGTATGAACAGAGAATATAATCCTGAGCTAGTCTGTCCGTTACGGTTTCTTTTTGTGACATCTGAATTGTTATATAACTTCTTAAAATTATCTCCCCCTTTGTCTAAAGCATTTGAGGTAGATCCCATCATACATTTACCAATAATTCTACTACCTAATCGTAATGTTGTTTTTGTTACTCTCCAGTTATTTAAAATATTATTTGGTCTTTCCCATTTACCACTCTCATCGTGTGCTAGTAGTTTTAATTTTTCACCATCATAACTGTTATCACCTGTATTTTTCCAATCTATAGTAGTATCTAAACCTTGTAGATCCTCTTTATCACTACCTAATTCTATTTTTCTTCTAGTTAATTTACTAGCTGGTACTCTATATGCTAGTTCTGTTTTAGGTCGATCCATACCATCTTGAATCGGTTTAAAAAAGAATGGATAATTAACCGATATTGGAACAACCTTATCGGTAAACATTTTCTTAGCATCAGGGCCAGTCTTTGATAATATACCATATCTAGCATCACTTGAAATTGTGGCTAAATTAACCAACTCTCCAGAAGCCATGAATGAAAATCCAGAACGTCTATTCTTTAAATAGCACATCCCATAACATCTTTGATCAGCTTTACAAGCTTCCCAAAACAAATAAAACAATCTATTTGCTTCTCTAAAATCCGGTTGTCCAACATCGATTTTAGACCATTGTAGATACATATAATGTGTACCTGATATATAGGTCGGTACTCCTTTGTTATAATACCAAAACCCTTCTTCTCTTCTTTTAAACTCTTCTTCTATGTAATCTATATATTCTTTTTTGAAATCACTTGGATACTCTTTCCAATCAAATATAGTTTTAATTCTTTGTAACGCTTTAGGTTGTTCAGTTACCTCCCATTGATCACTATTAAACTTATGTATTTTTTTAGGAATTTTAGGTAGTGCTATTTGAAAGTTTTGTATTTCATATATCTCACCAATTTCTCCAGTTTTGGATATGACAACTAAATCGTGTTCTTTATTATATCCATATTCCCATTTTTTAGATTTATTAAGTCTCTTAATGGTATTTATTTTAATAGGTTGTACAATCTTATATAAAGTTTGTTCGTACATATTTAATTATATTCTTTAATATCTATTTTATATTTAGCATCTAAACCTTCTTCGTCTATTAATTGATGACAAATTTTTGTACTTTCTATAAAATATTGTTTTTTAGTTTGAAAAAACTTTTTATTAGGCATTTTTTCAGCATTACAAATATCAGGTCTATTTTCATATATAGAACATAAATTATTTTTCAAATGCCCGCAGGATCCATCTTCTTTAATTGGTAAACCATGTTTAGCGCCATTCCAATCTCCAGCTTTTCTACAACAAGCACCACATTGAGAACATAAAAACTTCATTACTTAGATCTTCTTTCAGCAAAACCACTAAAAGTTTTGACTTTAGTCTCTTCTTTAGGTTTGTTTTCTAGAATATTCTTTTCTTCTTCAATACGGTTAAGTATTTCAAAAGCATCAAATATTGCTAACTTTTTAGTAGCAGCAGCATTCTTTAATCTATCAGCTGATATATCATCATCTGAATCAACAATAGGTTCTTTAGCTACCTTAACTAATTCCTCAACAGCTTTATAACCAGCTTGGATTATATTCTTCTTCTTTTCCTTTGCGTTCATATTTGATTGTAATAAATTTAGATAATAACCTATATAGCCTTTCGTTGTTGATAACAAACTCATATTCACTATTTGGTGTAAACCCAATTAAATCCTCTTCTTTAACTTTAAGCTTATCGTTAGTATATTTAACAACACCTATTAAAGGTTTTTCTTTATCGCTATATATATCATCAGATTTGATTGGTTTCACAAAACAGTATTCAGGTGGGGTTAACCACTTATCGTTTTTTTTGTATAAAAAGATTTGATCTAAAGCTACGAAATATTTATTGTCTTTAAAATAAGATCTACTATTTTTTTCTTCACCTTGTTGATTATGCCATCTTCTAAATACATTATGATGTATCATAACTGTATCACCAATTTTTATATCAGTATCTATAAGTTTAGGTGTTGATACAACTATAGCTTCTCTATTAACAAATTGATGATTATAAATTTCAGAATTTAATATTAATTCTTTATCACCAATTTTTTTAACATTATTGTACCTAGATCCTTTCGGGCTAACTACAAAATCATGTAAACCCCGCATTTAATACTCAAGATTATACTCAACAGCTATTGCCATATTTTTATTAAAATCTTTCCAAGGTAAAATCTCGTCAGCTTTTTTAATAAATATACTAAACTTATCATCTTCTTCAACTATAAGATCGATGGTATGCCCGCCGTAAACCTCTTGGCCAACGGCGTAGTGCATAGCTTCATTTTTATAATCTTTTCCTATACTAATTTTTCGTATCAGGTTGTCCATCTTCTTCAGGGATTTCTTTTATGGTTCCGTCTTGTAAGTTTACTGAAACTTTACCATATTTTTCTTCAAGACCATCTTGTATAACTTTAAGTTCATCTTGTAAGTGTTTAATTTGTTCAATACCAAAAGCTTGTTGTGTAGCTAAACCACCAACTTGCATTTGAACTTGATTAATTTGTGATACTTTCTCCTGAACAGATTTTAATTCCTCATCTGTTACTTTTTTTACATCTTGAGCGATGTCCTCTACTTTTACGTC